AAATCCAACACATAGCCGCCGAGATCGCCCTTCGGCGTCCGGAAACTTGTCTCATCAAAAAAGATATCGCCGCGCGAGAGCGAGCCCTCGGGATTCAACCGAAACTGTTTCATGCGTCCGAGAAAGGTGCCCAGCGCATCATCCGACATCGCGGGATGGCCAAACCGCACCTTTACCCCAAGCTTACTGGCGTTGCCCTGCTCGTTGAGCTGTCGGAGGGTCGTTTGGTCAATTTCAAACCGACCATCTTTCACGAGCCCGGTCTGCATCGCTGAGGCCCCGGCAATCGTGGAAGTTTTGCGGTCAACCCCATCAATGCCCAGCTCCGTTCCATAGGCGGGGTCTGTCCGGAAAATCATCGGCTCGGCTACATCCATATCGTCGTCTCCCCTTCGTCGTCCTCGTCAGACTCCCACACAATGGCCATTCGTTTGGGCATCACTAAACAGCGCGGGTCCTGTATGGTCGCGTTGAATGTTTTCTGGTTGCGGGTCTTGGCTGTTGGGTTCGTTGGCGCCGTCCCCTCCGTCTTTGGCTGGTCCGTCTGCGGCAGACGGCGCGGCGGGCGTGGCTTGGGGCGTTGGCGATGGCTCATCCCATGGCCCTCCTTGGATCTCATGATCCTCATAAAATTTTTGTGCGCGTTTGTTTTGGAGCGCGTTCTCCTGCCAGTCTTTGCCGCCGAGCGCCGCGCATTCATCCGGCAGCGTGGAGAGGCCCGACCGAATCGCCTCCTGTGCGGCCGCCACTTCCTTCGTCGGGTCCATGAAGCCCCAGCCCGGCGCAATCCAGGCCGCTTTGAGCCACAGATCCGCCTCACGCGCAAAGAGATTGATGCCGCGCAACTCGCCCTGCACATAGGCCTCGCGCTGCACCATGTCCCACACAGGCTGGCCCATGCGGAGCGAATGAAATTGTTGACGGCAACGAAAAAACCGGCGGGCCTCCATGAGGCTGGCGCGGGCGGAGGAATAATTGACTTTCGAAAAATCCTTCATGACGAGTTCATACGGCAGGCCCAACGAGGAGCCGATCATCCGCAGCATTTTATCGACGAAGGGATCAAAGGCCGTGGTGGGCCGGGAGGGATTAAACGCATGGGGGATTTCCCCGTTTTCGGCATAGTGCACCAAGCCGGGCTCCAACTCGGTCAGCCGTCGCCCCTGCGCATCCGCCCCGGTGGCGCTGGCGCCGGCCAGGCCATACGGGTCTTTGCTTTCAAAAATCAGCGCAAAACACGCCTGAATGCGTGCGGCCACCAGCTCCGCTTCGAGATAATCCGCGAGGTCTTTAAAATGCGTGAGCACGCTGGCAAAGAAGGGCTCCCCGCGCGTTTGGCGCGGGCGCTTCGTCCAGTACAGATGAAACATGTTACGTTCGCCGGTGCGATCGTTGCGGGCAGGATAGCGAATGAAATCTTGGCTGGTACTGACCCGCATCAATCCTCGGTCGCCGGGATGATTGACGTTGATCCAATAGGCGATGGGCTGTCCGCGATCGCCCAATTCCACCCCGCTCCGAATGTCGCGGCGAGACCGCTGATCGGTGGGTGTTTGCAAACGGTCGGCCTCGATCACTTCAAAGGCCAACGGCAGAAAGCGATGGTCGCTCTCAATGCGCGTCGGCAAGAGCAGCACTTCACCATTTTCGAGAATTTGCCGTTCCACCAGGGCTTGCATCTCCACGAAATGGAGGCGTTCTTGCGCGTCGGCCTCCGGCGCCCATCGGCTCCAGACCCGCTCGGTTTGGGTGGCAAAGTCTTCGGCTTGCTCTTCGGTAATCCCTAGGCCATCCACATCGGGGCGGCTTTGGGGTTGAATGCCGGTGCCCACGGTGTTGACCGTAATCGTGCTGGCAATGCCTGAGGCTGTGCCGTCATTGCGGACAAGATCGCGGGCGCGTTGTCGCAGGAGTGCGAGATCGGGAAGGAGGGCCGCATCGGCGGAATCCGCTGCAGGCAGCCAGGCATCGCGAAAGCGGTTGCGCTCGGCGCCACGATAGGCCCCGAGCATGTCGATCCGTGCCCTGGCCTGCTCGCGCCGCAAGGCACGCATGGGCGAAAACATTTTAATCGTCGTATCGATCGCGCCAGAGAGCGCGCTCGTCCAGCTCATGTGGCCCTCCGGGGAACCCCGTAGGAAAAAGGCGAACGGCGTTGCGTGGTATTGAGCCGGGCACGAAATGACGCTTGGATATCGAGGAGAGATTTGAGGTCTTTGCGGACATGGCGGCCATCCGGCATCGTGTATTCCACGATGCCGCTTTCCCCAATGGCGGCAATAGCTAATTCAATTTTGTCGATTTCCGCCTGGTAGTCGATGGCCATACCCGCGAGGATGGCATAGCTGGGAAATGCGGAATAGACCGTTAACGACCGTTAACGACCGTTAACGGCGATAAAATGCAGGGGCGGGGACCTTTTTTAGACGGGTTTGACGTAGGTGCGGATGTAATCGCAGATAGCTGAGCGCTGGATCATGCGGATGCGCGGAGAAAACTGCACGACGGCCAGGCGACCATCACTCACGAGCTCCTTGTAGGTCGTGGCGCCGATGTTGAAATACTCCATAAACTCATCCGGCCGCCAGTTGGCTTTCTGCGGCAGCTCCACCAACATCCGCTGGATGGCAGGCGGGAGCGCCGGAGGCGGGGCAGCCTCCGACGCCGATAGCGCGTCGTGTCGCGCGGCAGGTGAACGGGACGATTGCCGTTTCTGGATCCAGGTCATAGATGAAAAAGAAGAATATCGAAGAATTTGTGAGTAAATTATTTACCACCAGAACGGATTCGTTGATTCGTCATTTGGCACAGTGAAAAGCCGACATATTTCTCACTGGCGATTTTCGTCTGGGTTTTCGTCTGGGGGAATTTTCACAACTTTCCAAGTCACCATTTCATCGTCTGCAATTTCAAATTCTCGTTCTGTGTCTGGACCAATAATTTTAAATTTCTTCATGGTGCCCCCCCAGTTATGAATTTGCGCCCCTACGTGAACGTGATCCGCACCGAACTCTCCATAGGCAAATCCATCGCTCGGGCAATCTCCTCATAGGCAAAAGACAGAGGGGATCTTCCGCGCACCAGGTGTTGAATATTGCCAGGCAGAACCCGCGTGTAGGACAGATGCGGCGCAATGGCGCGGAGATAGTCAGGATTGCTCGACCCATCCGCCAAAAACGGAAATGGGAACACCGACCGCAGAGACGGCCCCTCATCATCCACCACGCGATTATACATCGGCCCCCTCAGTCGAAATCCCTGAGCGAGCAGCCGTCTATGCGCAGCCACACGCTGCGCCTCCAAAAACTCTTCAACCAGATCCACATCCTGCTCACTCATCTCCTGATCCATCCTTTCGTGGATCGCCCGCCACCACTGGCGCCACTCATCCGCGATTTGATCCAACTCGATGGCTGTTCGGCACGCTGCTGCGCGTTGGGTTGTGGTTCCCTATAGTCAAATTGATATTGCGACAGATCCACGCCGGTCAATTCCACCATGAGGTAGTTGATCACCGTGAGGTCGAGCGCCTCATTGCGGTCGCGGATTTTCATATACTTCGAACCCACCACGCGCCCCCGGCTTTTAATCGGCACCTTCACCTCACTACATAGCTGCTGAAAAAATTCCTCGTCGTACATGACCGAATCGGGGAAATGGAAAAACCCAGGCCCCGGTGTGGTGAGTTTGAGGTTGCTGACGATCGTATCCTTGGCCGCATTCGTGCCGATGTGATGCAACAAAATCCCCACCTCTTTGTGCTTATGCCGCCCGGCCAACAAATGCGCCCCCGGTTGATTGCTGCCCTTGGTGGCGATGACCCCGCGATGCTGCCGATCCCGCACAAACGTGTAGACCTCCTGCGCATGATGCCCGCCAGAGTCAATGCCCGCCATCATGATCTTGAGCGGCCCCATTGTCGGATGTTGGAAGATCTGATTGAGCCACTGATCCAACCGATACCAGACACCCTCTTGCGTCAGATCCGCCGGACTTCCAAGAAAGACCTTAAAGCCCAAGCCCCACGACTCCTTCCCTGGTCCCCAGCCCTTCGCCTCCGCCTCAAGCCGATCGTCCTGCGTATCGACCGCCGCCGTAATCACCCGGACCTCTTTCGGTACCGGCGCGCCGTAAATTTCCCGCCGGTTCCACATGTCTTTGTAGTCCAGTTTTTCCCCGAGCTTCTCCTCCCACGTCTCCGCCAAAAACGTGTTGATAAACGCCTGAAGTTTCGAGAGATCTTTATGATGGGCCGTGGTGGTCCATTCCCGCGCCAAATACGGCCAGGAATACACCATCCCATAGGGCTGATAAAGAATGTTGATATGGAAGCCGGCCTTGGCGCTCTGCAGGCGCGTCCAATCCTGTGTGGCCAACGTGGAGAGCCATGCGCCACGCGCCATCATGTCGGTTTTTTTATGTTCGGGAATGAGCTTGCGACACTGCTCGCAGAGATAGGCCGCCGTTTCAGGGCTACCTGATTTCCAGGTGAGCCCTTCCCAGACCAGCTCCTGCCCATGATCGCAGAACGGACAGGGCACGAAATATTTCCGTTGGTCGGAGTCGAGATATTCCGGCTCAATCACGCTGGTGCCCTTCAAGAGTGGCGTAGAGAGTTTATAAATTTTATGCCGGGGAAAAGTCGCCGTGCGCTTTTCGGCCAGCTCCACCGGCGAGCCCTCGTCATCCACATTCGCCGGATACGCATCGACTTCATCCAGCATCAAATTTTTCGCCGACATAAACCGCAGCCCGACGCCGGAGTTGGCCCCCGTCAACACAATGCGCCCACCCAGAAATTCTTTCTCAAGCGTTGTGTTGCCGGAATCGCGCGTCCGTTTTTCTTTGACACGCCCATGCACTTCGGGCACCAGCTCCACCATCGGATCGATCCGCTGCTTGCTCAGTTTCTTCGCCACATCCACCGTCGGCTCGACGACCAGCATATTGCAAGGCGCCCGATGAATGGTGTGCCCCATCCAGCAGATCCCGGCCGAGGTGCCCGCCAACTGCACGGGCTTCATAAGCACCACCTCGCGCACCGGATGGAGCGGCGAGAGGCAATCCATAATTTCCCCGATAAACGGAAAACGCGAGGTCCGCCAGCGCCCCGGCTCCGCCGACTCCGACGGCAACCGCATAAACTGATCCGCCCACTCCGACACCGTTTCACGCGGATCCGGCGCCAACGCCGCGCCCGCCGCCTCCCGGTAGACCTTAGGACTTGCGAACGGCATGGGCCACCCCTTCCAACGCCTCAGTAATTTCGCGCGTGAGAATATGAAAAATCTTATCCTGCCCGTCACTGGAATCAAGACCCAACTCTGAGGCCACCACGCCGGCCACGCGGCCCGGAATATTCAGCAGCGCATCACGCACTTCCCGATACGCTTGAAACGCCTCCACCTCCACTTGCTTCACCTCCACCAATCGCGCCGCCCGTTCTTCGTAGTCCAACTCAGCGAGTAGCGCTTGAAATTGTTTTTGCTTCGTCGCATGAACTTTATACGGGCTCATCCCGTTCAGCGTGTCGCCACCAACCACCGAGTCACCGGGGATAGCCAGCGCCACGCCGCCAGCAGCGGGAAGCGCCGCCGACTCATCGAGCGGTAACCGCGCATGACGCGCATGCTCATACCCCGGATGCAGCGCCGCCAGATACGCCTTGTCAGCAATCAGC